GTATGTAAATAAAAAGTTTAATGATTACATTACTAAAGGTGACCGTGCTTATAACGAAGCAAATTTATATTTAGATGCATTAGACAATGCTCAACAATTAAATATAAGAGACTTTAGTTTAGACCAACAAGCCGTGATTGCAGCTAATATGAAAAAGTTCGACCCTAAAAAGGGAGCTCTTGCCGATGCTGCTTTAGAATATGCTAATAAGAATACATTCACAAATGATTTAGATGGCGATACGATTGTTGATATGATTTCACAGGGTATTTCCAAGTTCAAAGAAAAAGTACCTCTGTTTAACTTTATTGTTCCATTTATAAGAACCCCAACAAACATATTAAAGTTTTCGTTGGGTAGAACAGGTGTAGGGGCTCTTTCAGAACTTGCATTTAGAAGAAAACAACTTATGGAGCAAGTAACAAGTAGCGACCCTCGTGTTCGTGCAGAAGTAAAAGGTAGACTAGCAGTAGCCACAGCTACTTCAGGTGCATTCTTTACTTACATGATGAGTAATGCCGAGATTATTACAGGTCGTGGTCCTGATGATAAAGCTAGAAACGAAGCGTGGCAACAATCAGGAAAAAGACCCTATTCAATTAAAATGGGAAATACTTGGGTAAGTTATCAAAAATTAGACCCTCTTGCTACAATTATGGGACTTGTGGCTGACTTTGTTCACGCTGATGATTATAATGATTTTGATGAAGGTAAGGTACAAGAATTTATGGCAACATTTGCTTTAGCCTTTGTTAACAATGTTACAAATAAATCTTATGTAAAAGGACTAGATTCTCTTGTACAAGCATTCCGTGACCCTGTCGCTAATATTGGTAAAATCGGTACTAACGTAGCAGGTGGTTTTGTTCCTACATTATTTAGTCAAAGTATGGGGGTAGCTGATGAAAGAATACTTCGTGAGTCACGCACCCTATTAGACGCAATGCTTAAGAAAGTTCCTATTGCAGAACAAGGTGTTCCTGCTAAACGAAACTTCTTAGGTGAAGCTGTTACTTTAGAAAATAAAGTCGGAGGATTTGGTATAATTAATCCTTTCTATATGTCTACTGAAAGTGATGATATAGTTGACCAAGAAATTACAAGACTACAACATGGATTTCATAGAGTAACTCCTAAACTACACGGTGCGTTAGACTTACGTGAACATAGTGAAAATGGTCGTCAAGCCTATGACCGATTATTAGAAATTCAAAGTGAAGCAAAAATTAATGGTCTAACTCAGCGTCAAGCATTGCGTAGATTAATGAAGTCTAAAGGTTACAAAAACTTACCTGAAGAAAGTGACTCTGATATTGGAATGAAGTCCCCTCGTGTAAATCAAATAAACAAGATTATACGCAAATACAGAATATTTTCTAGAAATCAATTACTAAAAGAATTTCCTGAACTTCGAGCTCAGTACGACAAAATGACTGCTGACCGATTACAATACCGAACAACACTCTAACCCTTATAATTAATGGCAAACTCATATGTTGAATATACATCCCTTAGTGGAACAACCTACGCTACCCCTGACTACTTAAATATTAATGATATTAATGTAAAAGGATACAATGGAAGTACGTGGACAACTCTAACAATAAGCTCAAGAGACGCATCAGCAAAGACAATAACTCTTTCTGCAGCACCTTCAAGTTACCAAAAGATACGAGTGTATCGTTCTACTACAGCAGACCCTATAGTAGATTTTGTAGATGGGGCATTGTTGACTGCTAATCACTTAGACTCTGCTTACCAACAAGGACTGTTTGTGGCACAAGAAGTGTCTGAGGATGCAGGGGCAGTAGGTTCAACAAGCACAACTAATCTGAGTTTGAGTGGAACTACAAGTGTAGATAACCTAACTGCTACAGGTATTGTTCAAATACCTTCAGGTACAGACGCTAATCATTTTTATAGAGAAGGTACTTGGACACCTAGTTTACACCAATTAGGAACAGCAGGAAGCACTATAACTAATGCTAAATATACTAAAATAGGAAGAGTAGTTCACATTTATGTAGATATTAATTTTGTAACAAACTCTGATACCTCACCGATACAAATTACTAACTTACCTTATTCAGGTAACAATAATATGAATCAAACTCTCCCTACGCCTTTTTCAACAAATTATACAGGAAGCACTTTAATACCTCTTATTCAAGATACTGTTATTTATTTCAGACATACATCTGATGCTACTTATCAAGATGTCTCAGGTAAATTCCTTAGAATTAGTGGCTCATATCAAATACTTTAAAATGGAATCTCAACACTTTCCCTCGCTTGTCGGTTTCCTCGGAATACTCGGCACTCTTACTCTAGCAGATGTAAATATAATCGTAGCCATCTTTGTTGGTGTAGCTTCGTTTATTTATTTAATCATAAAAATATTAAAGGAACTTAACGATGAGTGATAAAACAGTAAAATTAAACAACCTACAGGATATCTTAATAGATGAGTTTATTGAGCGTATTACTAGTGGGGCTGCAACTCCTAGTGACCTAAACGCTGCTCGACAGTTACTTAAGGACAACGGTATCCACGCTGCAGTTTCTAACAACAACCCCCTAGAAGCATTAACTAAAGTGTTACCTTTCGAAGACCCTTCGGACAACATTATATCCATCAATGAGAAACTACAAAAAAGAGTATAAGAATTACCATTCTAAATCCAAGCAGAAGAAACGCAGAGCAGGACGAAATAAAGGTCGTAGGCTCGCTATTAAAAAGTATGGTAAAGCTCGATTAAAAGGAAAAGATGTTGACCATAGGGACAGAAACCCTAATAATAATAGAAGGTCAAATCTTCGCATTCAATCTAAGCGAAAAAATCGTTCAAGAAATAACTAATGGAAATCCCTGAACAGTTAAGGGACTTTAGAAACTTTTTATACTTGGTATGGAAGGAGCTAAACCTCCCTGACCCTACAAATATACAATATGAAATCGCAGAATTCATGCAACACGGTCCTAAGAGAGCAATTATCGAAGGCTTCCGAGGAGTTGGAAAATCTTGGATATGCTCTGCTTTCGTTGTCCATCAACTCTACCTCGACCCATCAAAAAACATTTTGGTGGTCTCAGCTTCAAAAACTCGTGCAGACGATTTCTCTACTTTCACGCTTAGACTCATACATGAGCTCCCAATGCTCGAACACCTCAAGCCAAATGCAAAGCAAAGATTTTCAAAAATTAGTTTCGATGTTGGTCCAGCACCTGCATCCCACGCCCCCTCAGTCAAATCGTTGGGGGTCACATCACAACTAACAGGTTCTCGTGCTGACATTATTGTAGGGGACGATATCGAAGTACCCACTAATAGTGCCACTCAAGGTATGCGAGAGAAGCTCTCAGAGCAGGTCAAAGAGTTTGACGCTATTATCAAACCAAACGATACATCTAAGATACTTTTCCTAGGTACACCTCAATGTGAAGACAGTATCTACAATAAGCTACTTGAGAGGGACTACAAGGCTCGTATATGGACTGCACGATACATCACCCCAAGTTACAATCAAACACACTATGAGGAGCGTGTGAGTGCCCTTTGTGTGGATTCTAATAAAGAGGGGGAGTCCACCGAATATACACGATTTTCAGACATCGATTTAAACGAGCGTGAGCTCAGTTATGGTCGTAGTGGTTTTGCTATGCAATTCATGCTCGATACTCGTCTCTCTGACACAGACAGATACCCATTAAAGCTATCTGATTTGATTGTTATGGACATAGACAACGAGGTAGCACCTGAGAAACTTATATGGGCACGTAATCCTGACCTTGTATGGGACTCAGAAGTCCCTAACGTGGGTTTTAGTGGCGATAGGTACTACAGACCCTTCCAGGTCATTGGAGACCACACAGAGTTCACAGGGAGCGTCATAGCTATTGACCCATCAGGTCGTGGTAGGGACGAGACAGGTTACGCTGTAGTCAAGATGCTCAATGGTACACTCTTTGTGCCTGATTGTGGTGGACTACAGGGTGGTTATAGTGATGAGGTTCTTAAAAACCTAGCTATTATCGCCCAAAAACATAAAGTTAACTATGTGGTAGCCGAAAGTAACTTTGGTGATGGTATGTTCACCGAAATATTTAAGCCTATACTCGAAAAGGTACACCCCTGCTCTATTGAGGAGGTCAGACACAATACTCAGAAAGAGAAACGCATTATTGACACCCTAGAACCTGTTATGAACCAACACCGATTGGTCATATCACCCAAGGTTATCAAAAAGGACTACGATAGTGCCCAAGGTTACCCTGCTGAGTCACAGCTTAAGTACCAATTGATGTACCAAATGTCTAGAATAACTAGGGATAGAGGAGCAATCACTCATGACGATAGGCTAGATGCCCTTAGTATCGGTGTTAACTATTGGGTAGAACAAATGGCACAAGATGCTGACAAGCGTATTAAGGAACGTAAAGTGGACTTAATAAACCAAGAACTCAAGAAGTTCGAGGAAGCCTTTTATAAGAACAAATCCAAGAGCTCTACACTAATATGGTAACTTATTGACCTGTTTAATATGGCAGATTTAACCCCTATAGAGAAAGCAAGAGCCACTTTAGGTGAGCATTATGAACATTTTGTTATTATTACAGCTTCTGACAATGTGTATGATGTTGTTTATAACAACGTATTTGCTGCTAATGGTATGTTAGTAGCTGCTCAGAACTCACTTAATGATGCCTTAGCGACTGCTGAGGAGGACTTAGAACTAATATGGGAGGAAGAGGATGAGGAAGAGGAAGAAGACACACTATAAGTTAACTATAAGGTAACTATAGTATTAATTATAATAATTATAATAATAAATAACTAATAGTTAATCACTATCGGTTACACCTAAGGTGTATTATAAGGTAACTAGATGTCCTGTCAAGAATAACCCTTGGTTTTGGTAAAAATATCTGAGGGGGTATTATTGATGATGTAACGACTGAATTCCCCCTTACGCCCCCACGACGATTTTTTCGAATTTCGTCAACCGCGCC